AGCTGAAAAGACCATCAACATGGATGATCTACTAATCAGCTCTGCATTTGTTTATGACCTAGACGAGACACTTGCTCACTACGAATTGCGTGGAGAAATTTCCAAGAAGATTGGATACGCTCTCGCAGAAAAATATGACAGACTAATCTTCCGTGCTATTACACGTGGAGCTAGAGCTGCATCTCCAGTTACTGCAACTAACTTTGTAGAACCCGGTGGAACACAAATCAGAGTTGGAGCTGGTTCTGATGAATCTGATGCTTACGCTGCATCTAACCTAGTAAATGCTTTCTTTGATGCTGCTGCTGCACTAGATGAGAAAGGTGTAAGTTCACAAGGAAGATGTGCTGTAATCAGTCCTAGACAATATTATTCACTTATACAACAAGTTGGTGATAACGGACTAATTAACAGAGATGTTCAAGGTACAGGTCTACAATCTGGTAAAGGTGTTGTTGAGATCGCTGGTATTCACATCTATAAATCAATGAACATTCCGTTCCTTGGTAAAACAGGTGTTAAGTATGGCGGAACAACAGGCGAAACTTCACCTAACAATTTAGGTAGTTTTGTTGGACCAGACTTAGAAGATGCTGCTAATGACATTACTGGTATTAACAACGAGTATGGAGAAGAGACAGAGTTCGGCAAATCTTGCGGACTTATTTTCCAGAAAGAAGCTGCTGGTGTTGTTGAAGCAATCGGACCACAAGTTCAAGTAACAAACGGAGACGTTTCTGTAATCTACCAAGGTGATGTGATCTTAGGTCGCATGGCTATGGGTGCAGATTATTTAAATCCTGCTGCTGCTGTTGAGCTTATTGTTGGTGCTGATCCAACATCTAACGCAAACGGTGCAACCACTTCAGGTGCTGCTGCATTCTAATTTATACATTTATACGGGACCTTCGGGTCCCTTTTTTTTTATCTATGGCTACTACAACAATTGAACCCGATACCGAACTATCCGCAGTTAACTCAATCTTGGGTAGCATAGGTCAAGCACCTCTTACTACTCTTAACTACAACAATCCTGAGACAGCGTTTGTTTATAACTTATTAGTTGAAGCTAATAAAGATATACAGAATGAAGGATGGCATTTTAATACTGAATACCATGTTCCAGAAAAACCAGATAGTGATACTAGGTTTATAAATATACCTTCTAACTACTTACGATTTGATTTACATAATAAACACATTGATAAGTCAAAAGATTTAGTAAGAAGAGATGGAAAATTATATGACCTTGTAAATCACACAGACAAATTTGAAGAAGAAGAACTTCTTTTAGATATTGTCACTCTTTATAAATTTGAAGATGTACCTCCTGTATTTCAAAGGTACATAATTTCCAAAGCTGCTACTCGTGCAGCAACACAGCTCTTATCTAACAGAGATTTAACTGGACTATTAAAAGTCCAAGAAGATATGGCAAGAGCAAACGTAATCGAATACGAATGTCAACAGGGAGATCACAGCTTTATGGGCTGGCCGCATGAGACTTCTTATAGACCTTATCAACCTTATAACGTACTTAATAGAAGATAATGACAAGTGTTACTCAGACAATTCCAACATTAACTGGTGGTTTGTCACAACAACCAGATGAACTAAAAATTCCGGGACAGGTTAATGTCGCTACAAATGTAATACCTGACGTAACACATGGCTTGTTAAAACGTCCCGGTGGTAAGTTAGTTAAATCATTAAGTGATGATTCTACAGCTGCTAAAAATTCAGTAACAGACGGTAAATGGTTTTCATATTATCGTGATGAAACAGAAAGTTATATAGGACAGGTAAGTAGAAGTGGCGATATAAATATGTGGGATTGTGCTACAGGTAATCCAGTTGATGTTAATTTCACACCTTCAGTTGCAAGTGCATTAGCTTCATATTTATCACACACTAATGACGAAGATATACAAACCCTTACTCTTAACGATTACACATTTATAACTAATAGAACTGAAACAGTAGCAATGTCTTCTACTGTTGAACCAACTAGACCTCCCGAAGTATTTATAGATTTAAAATCAATAGCTTATGCTAGACAATATGCAGTTAATTTATCTGATAATACAAACTTAACTACAGTTACTACAGCTACACGAATTAATGTTCAATTAATTGGTTCAAGTAATAATTATGGGTCAACAGCAGGTTATTTAACACAACATAGTACAAGAGATAATTATACGACATACAATGATCTCGAATCTAATGGTGATGACTTATTTAATCCAACTGATGTATCTGCTGGAGATGGTAGAGATGCTTATTCACCAAATGTGGGAACACGTATTTTTAATATTACTGATGATAAGATTCTTATTGATGAAAATGCTATTGGTGGATTAATTTATAACGGTGGTAGTCCAGTAGAAATAGGTTCAGTAACTTATAACGCAGGTGTTTCTGATACTGACGAGAATGGTAACACTGTAAATATGGAGAGTAAAGGAGATAACTTTAAATATTCTATAAATGTCAAAAATGCTTCTGGACAAAATGTTAGTACATCGCCTATCTCAAGAAATAGAGCAAATAACCTCCAACCAAAAAATCTACACTTTCGTATTAGAACTGTAGGACAATCAGTTGCATATACAGAAGGTTCGACTGCACAAAACGCAGATGGATCTTCGGGTGGGCAGACTACTGAATACAAAACAAGATATACAACTACACATGATTTGTTATTTGGTGGTATAAATTGGCAGGAAGGTGATTACTTTTTTGTATGGATGAAGGATGGCTATTACAAAGTCACTATTGAGGAAGTTAGTACAACACAAGTTGAAGCTAATTTAGGTTTAGTTAGACCAAATCCAACACCATTTGATACAGAAACAACTTTAACTGCTGAGTCTATACTTGGAAATCTAAGAGCTAGTATTATTGCAACTGGTAATTTTACAAGTGCTAATGTTAAACAAATAGGAAATGGATTATATATAACAAGACCTTCAGGTGTATTTAATATAAGTGCTCCCTCTACAGACTTACTTAAAGTAATGTCAAGCTCAGTTAAAAATCCAGCTGACCTACCAGCACAATGTAAACATGGCTACGTAGTAAAAGTAACTAATAGTGAAGCAACTGAAGATGATTACTATGTGAAATTCTTTGGAGAAAATGGTAGAGATGGTGATGGTGTATGGGAAGAATGTAATGAACCGGGAAGGAAGATTGAATTTGATAAAGGTACTATGCCTGTACAACTTGTACGAGAAGCTAATGGTACATTTACTGTTAATCAAGTTTCATGGGCGCAAAGTGTTGTAGGTTCTAATGACCCCAAAACAAATCCTGAACCATCATTTGTTGGTTATACAATTAATAAATTAGTATTTTTTAGAAACAGATTAGTAATACTTAGTGATGAAAATGTAATCATGTCTCGTCCGGGAAGCTTTTTTAATTTCTGGTCTAGAACTGCACAGACTGCCAGTATGGAAGATGTTATTGATTTATCTTGTAGTTCTAGTTATCCAGCTATCGTCTATGACGGCATACAAATCAATGCTGGATTATTGTTATTTACTAAAAATCAACAGTTTATGTTGACTACTGACAGTGATATTTTAAGTCCTGATACTGCAAAAATAAATGCTGTATCTTCCTATAACTTTAATGTAAAAACAAATCCTGTTTCATTAGGAACAACGATTGCATTTTTAGATAACGCTAATAAATTTTCTCGTTTCTTTGAAATGTCTAATGTTTTAAGACAAGGTGAACCTGATGTTATTGATCAAAGTGCAGTTATATCTAAATTATTAAACAAAGATTTAAATTTAATTGCTGAATCAAGAGAAAACTCAGTTGTATTCTTTGCTCAAAAAGGAACCAAAACTATATATGGATTTAGATATTTTGCTACAGGTGAAAGAAGATTACTACAAGCATGGTTTACATGGGATGTTGTTGGAGATATTCAATATCTTTGCATGTTGGATGATGCTTTATATGCAGTTACTAGAAACGTTATTAGTGATATTCACAAAGATCAAATGGTTAAGTACTCTCTGAAATTAGATGATACTGGCTTCTTTGTAACTGATACAAAGGAAACTACAGATACAGATGACGATGTTATTTATAAAGTACATCTAGATCATATGTCTACTGTTTCTGGAGCAACTTATTATCCAGCTGCAACTGGACTTATTAATTCTAAAGAAACAATTATTACTAAACCAGATGGATATGTTTATGATGACACAGCTAAATTAGTTGCATATGACATTGATGCTGGATTTAGTTTAGGTAGATATCAAGAGGTAACTATTCAAAGAGATGCTAATAATAATCCAACAGGTAATTTAGCAATTTCTGGTAACTGGTCTGGTCAGTTAAATACTATTACTGTAACTAATCAGGGTAGTGGATATACTTCAGCACCAACAGTTGCTTTCTCAGGAGGAGGAGGTACACAAGCTGTTGGAACTGCAACAGTTGTAGATGGCAAAGTAACTGGTATTGAGATAACTAATACTGGTATGAACTTTACGTCTGCTCCAACCATAACTATTTCAGGTGGTGGTGGAAGTAGTGCAACAGCTACAGCAACTGTTAATAATACTTTTGTTTTAGGTTACTTATATGAAATGGATGTACAAATCCCAACTCTTTATGTAACAAGAGCTGAAGGTTCAAAGTATCGTTCTGATGCTAAATCTTCTTTAATTATTCATAGAGTTAAATTTAGCTTTGGACCACTAGGAGTATATTCAACAACTATTAATAGAGTTG